CGATTAGCAAATGAAGCTAACATACTACGTATCTCGTTGTTCTTAAACTTCTGTAAGTAGTGTTCGATGTAGTTTGTACCGACTGCTACGTCCGATTGAGTGAACAAGCGTAGGATTTGTGTGATGTGGTTCTTCTCTTTAGGTGATAGCTTTGTCTTCCATTGCATCACATCATCTTGTAACTTAGCTTCCCATTCACCCCAATGCAAGTGTTCATGTTGTACGCTGTATTCAACAGCCCATGGATACTGAAAAGGCTTATAAACTTTACTACTCTCAACTAAACTCATAACAACCCCTGTTTTTGTAAATAAACCTTCTGCGTACAGATGGTAAAATCATAATCAATGTCTAAATTTTTCTCACGTATATTTAATTCACCTGTGTAGCAAGGGAACTCATTTTTTCTTATAGTAATAAAGTCATGTGGTAAATGTATATATTCACATTCAAGCTCAACGCCACTTGCCCACTTATTTACCCATTCTGCATATTCCTGTTTAGTCATAACAACCCCTGTTTTTGTAAATAAACCTTCTGCGTACAGATGGTAAAATCATAATCAATGTCTAAATTCTTTTCTAAAAAGTCTCTATAGTGTGTCGCAGGTTTGTCTGCAAAGGCTTCACAGTCTACCTGAAACACAACGTAAGAGTCGTTCGGCTTCCCTTTGTGGAATTGTATTACATATTCGTTCATAGCTTCTCTGTGAGTGTCTTAACGATAGCTGCTGAGATTGCTTCGTCTAATGCTTCGTCTTTACCGCATATAAAGGTCTGTTCCGTTGAGATGCCAACCATCTTAATCTGAATGACATGACCGTTAGCTACCTTTGTTACTTTAATTGATTCTATATAATTGTATTCTTTCATTGTCTTCTCCTACATTAAAAGCTAATTGTTAACCTTGGCAGCTTATACATTCGTCTTCTTCAAAGTCCTTTAAAGCATTGCGTATAACCTTCTGACCTACGTTATCAGCTGTCTTGCCTGCTGTTGTGCGTAAGTAGTACAACCCTTTCAATCCTTCTTTATAGGCTTTTAAGTGGACAGAGTTTACATAGCCCTTGTCAGCACCTGACGGAAAGAACAAGTTAACACTCTGACCTTGGCATATATATCGCTGTCGTTTAGCTGCATGTTCTACAACCCATGATTGGTCTAGCTCAAAAGCTGTCTTAAACACGTCCTTCTGATGGTCTGTTAGGAAGTCTAAATGCTGTACGCTACCATCGTTAGCTAATATACTGTCCCATGTGTCTTCATAGTCCTTGCCAAGACTGTACAACACTTCTGCTAAGTATTTGTTCTTAATCGTGTGAGCACCTGCTCGTGTACGATGTACATACATATTACTCTTCAAAGGCTCTATAGAGGCTGTACAGCCACAGATGATAGAGCTGTTAGCATTAGGAGCAATAGCCAGTAAGTGAGCGTTACGGACTCCATAGCCTAGTCCATCAGGGCATTCACCACGTGTATTGGCTAGATATTTAGTTTGCGCTTTAGCTTGTTCATTGATAATCGTAAATATCTTGTTGTTAGCGCTAGTCGCTTGCCAACTCTCCCACGCAATATCGTGTAACTGCAAGTAGCCATGAAAGCCCATAGCCCCAATACCAATAGAACGTTCACGAAGTGCCGAGTAACGTGCTTTATCCAACTCTTCTGGCGCATACGCAATAAACCCCTCTAATACATTGTCCAAGAACGTTACAAGGTCAGCAACCATCTCGCTGCCTTTCCATTTGTCAAACTTCTCTAAGTTAACGCTAGACAGGCAACAGACTGCTGTGCGTTCTTTATCGGTTGCTAAGTGTATCTCATTACACAGGTTTGAACCATGTATCTTCAATCCACGTTTCTTCTGGAAGTGTGGCAGAGCCTTGTTAGCCGTATCAATGAAGTTAATGTAGGGACTACCTGTTCTGAAACGAGCTTCTAATATACGTTGCCATAACTCCCTAGCCTCTACAACGTCTGTCACTTCCTTTGTATGTGGGTCTTTTAAATTCCATAGACGTCCTGCTCTAACGTCTTGCATGAAAGCGTCTGTGATGTTGACAGCGTTGAACAAGTTGAAGCATTTACGGTTGATGTCACCACCAGTAGGTAGCTTGAAGTTAACAAACTCTACAATGTCTGGATGGTCACAGTCTAAATAGGCTGCATAGCTTCCTTTGCGTGTCTTACCTTGTTTGTATGCTGTCATCTGACCGTCTGTTACTTTAAGCATCGGCATAACACCAACTGACTTCTCTGTAACGCCTCGGACACTAGACCAATGACCACCTACACCACCACCTTTAACTGATAACCAAGCTGTCTCTGCGTGATGTCCTATTAAGCCGTCTAAGCTATCGTCGACGTATGACAGGAAACAACTGATAGGTAGGGCTTTGTGTTCCTTGTTAGGCTCTGGAGCGTTGCTTAGGATTGGTGAGCTAAACATAAACCAACCTTTAGATACATAGTCGTAGATGCGCTGTGCTAGTCCTAAATCGCCTGCACAGTACGCTACGGATGCTCTTGCGTACGCTTCTTGTGGACTCTTCTCGCTGTCTAGCATGTAGAAGTCTTGTAACAATGTTAACGCCTGTGGTGTTAGCGCCATGTCACGATTTAAGTCTACGTTAATCCCATGAACTTGTGTCATCTTCTATATCTCCTGCTAAAGCATCATATTGTTCTATTATTTTATCTTCAAAGGCTTCAACAAGCATCTCGCTGTTAATCTCTAGTGTTTCTAACAGGGTTACTTCGTCTATGCGTTCTAGCTTCTGTTTTAACTCTTCAATGGTTAGTGTCATTAGAACACCTGACGCATTTTCTGTAAGTAGTGGATTGCTTTGTCGATGTCTGCTACACCACCTTTCTCTTGGAAGCGTGACACATACTTAATCACATTACCTTGTAGATAGCCGATGAATGCTTCACTACTCATCAGGCTCTCCATATACTCCCAAGGCTGTATCGGTAGGTTGTAATGGTCGGGGCATGTCTCGTCAGGATACTGGCTCTGTTCGTAGTGCAGACCATCGTTTCCGTTCTGTCCAATAACATCCATTCGTTCTTCTAATGCGTCTTTTAAGTTTGCTTTTGCTACGTAGTGTTCCCATTCTTTATTTATTTCCATTGGTATCATCCTTAACAAATACACCGTCAACCATTTTACCGGTACGGTCTTTAATATCATTGTATGCGTATTCTAAACATTCTTCTATAGTTAGACCATTACGTGTAACCATGTTAACCAACACTACCATGATGTCGCCTACGTCATCTCTAATGTCTGTGTCGTTGTGGATACTCTCAGCTAACTCACCAACCTCTTCATGCAGCTTCATAAACTGTGCTTTGTCTGTTGAGCCATTAATCAAGTTACGGTCATGATGCCATTGTCTAATCTTATCAATTAATTCGTTCATGATTTTAAGAACTCCTCCATGGTTGGTAACTTATCGATGTCTGCTTTATACTGAACAGCTATGTAGTCTGCTAAGCGTTCTGCACTGCGGAAATGCTGCTGTGCTTTGTCTAAATAGTTGTTGTCTTCCTTGTCGTAAAATGTAACATCCTTCATTGATTTGAACGTCTCTGCTAAGGCTAATTCACTGTAATATGCTTGGATGGTTCTAATTCTTTGTTGCTGTTCTTGCATTCTTTCGTTCCTCTGCTGTCTTTTTCTTGTGGCATTCTTTACATAACAATTGTAAGTTATCGGCTTCACAGAACAGCTGCTCCACAAACCTAGGCAGGTCTTGATACTTTAATAAGCTACCTGCCGGTTTGATGTGGTCAACCTGTACGTCTTTACCTTTGAATGTTTGCTTACACTCTTCACAGTCATATTCAAACCTAGTGCGTTTGTCACTGCCTGAATAGGGCTTTTGTTTACTCTTAATGAACTGATGTTTTACTGGATAGCGAGACCAGCATTGTCGTAAGGCTGACCGTATAAATGAAAAGTATCTCGACTCTGTCCATGTACCTCCTGCTCTAGTTTTTACTCCTCTCATAACCAACCCTCCTTTTTAGCATGTGCTTCAAAGTCATCATCGTCACTCCTAAGCATATACAGCAAATGACCATTCTCAATAGCCCTGTCAAGTCCTAGGTGTTCTACAATACAATCCCAACGTTCTTTGTTGTTAAGGTCTTGTAGTAGCTTCTGCGACTTCTTATCGCCTATGCCATGTACACCTTGTATGTTGTCAATCCTATCACCTGTCAGAAACTGCTTAAAGAATCTTAAGTCTGCTTCGCCCTGTTCCATGTAATACATTTCTTTCTTAACAAAGTTGTAATGCCAACCAACTACTTGGTCTAGGTCTTTGTCGAGAGTAACGATAATTGAAGCGTCCTTGTCTTCAAAGTTGTTAGTTAGTTCGTGTTGTCGTATTGCTAGTTTATCGTCTGCTTCCATACCGTCTGTCACTATAGCGTCCCACTTATCAACTAGATGTTTGCGTATTGCTTTATAGTGTACAGGCTTTGCAGTGTCTTTGCGGTTGCCCTTGTAAGGTATTGTAACTGCTTTATCATGTCGGAAGTTATCTTTACCTGTAAGGTGCATTTCCCATTCAAAGACTTCTGGTAAGTCAAGTAGGAATAGGTTCTCAATGAACGCATCAACCTTGGAAAGCGCACGTGGCTCAGCGTCATCATTGCTCACTGAACCAACTCGATAGACTAGAATATCA